TTATTTAGACGATATTGGAAGTGTTGTGCAGGTAAATGCTCCACCACCCTTTATTATTTCTGAGTAATCTATATAAATTGCATTTATTCCATCTTTAGCAAGGATTTTACATAGTTTTTTGCTAGATGAAATTACAGTATTATTTCCTATTGTTATAAAGTTTGCTGCTAAATTCTTTGCTTCTTGTTTTTCTATATAATAACACTTCTTAAAACTCTTTTCTATAATATCCATATCATATATATAGTCACTAATTACACAACTATCTTGTGATATTACATTAAATACACAATCCAAATGCAGCATTTCATCTTTATTAAATCTTATAGGTACAACCTTATAATCTTTATTTTCTTCCTTTAAAATTTTCTCTAGCTCATTTATTCCCTCTATTGATGTTGCATTGCTTTGTCCTACAAATACTGTGTTATCATGCAACACCACATCTCCTCCTTCTATAAAATTATTTATCTTTTTTACCTTTATTTTTTCTCCTTAAAAAATTCTTCTAAGGCTTCGTATTCTTTGCTCCTACTTTTAGCCTTCATTTTTCCTATAAATAAAATATCATCTATAGCAAATGCTATATCCCTTGTATAAACTTGAGATATTCCATATTTAGGATCTAAAAAATAAGTTACAATACCCTCTTGTGATAATCTATTTATGAAGTTATTGTACTGCGTAAACATTATTTCTTTATTTATTTCCTTTTTTTCTACCTTATAATTTACTGGATAACATAATATTACTTCTTGTAGCTTGTTATATCTATTTTTCAAGTTTATATTCATACTTTATTTCTCCTTCTATATACTTAACACCCAAAACAGCAAATACACTTCAGGTATTAATTACATTTCAGTTTTTCATATATTCATTGTATTCTCTAATTTTATCTCTTAGTTTAAACATCACATTGTTTGGCTTATATTAAAAAAATTGTGCAGATAGATATCCTTTTCTCTTACCACCCTAATAACTTCTTTTCCAAATCATCATAGTCATACTCCCTAGGTTCAAAATTATCAAACTTCAGATTAGTACCATTTCTTTTTGATTTATCATGAACTCTTCTTTTATCCTTGCCTTTAAACTTATCATCTTTACTTGGATACCCTTCTTTTCTCCAATTTTTTAGTATGCCGTTAATATAATTCATATTTCCCTTATTAAACTCTAATGCCTTATTAATTGCCATCTTAACATTATCATATCCATGACTAGAAATAGCTAGCTTAAGAGAACCTAAGTTAAGTCCACCAATTACTCCTGTTATGCTTTCATAATGCTTAAGTAACTCTCCTGCATTAACTGAAAGAGTGTCTATATTGCTTACCACATTGTTAATAGTATTTTTTCCATTTTCTATTACATATGACTCATTATTATTTTTATAATTATTTTCAATTCCACATGAGTTATTGTCCTTAATCCCCAATTGATGTGATTCAATGTCTTTAATTCCCACTTCATGTGATTCATTATTTTTCACTTTAAATGATTCAGTATCTTTCACTTTACGTGATTCATTATTATTTTTATCTTTTGTAGATTCTATTTTTTCATTACTCTCATTCTCTCTATCTATGATAGAGTTCTTATTCTTATTCTTCCTCTTATTCTCTCTCTTATTCTGCTTCGTTACTATAACGTTATCTTCATTTTCCATAACGTTACTTTTTAAATTAGTAACGTTGCATAAAGTTTTTGTTAAAATGTTATACTCATCATCTAAAGATTCATCTAAAATTTTATCTTCTTCAAAACTTTCATAATCACATTTATCATTTAAAGATTTCCCTAATAATTCTATTTTCGAATTCACATTATCATCTTCATTACAATTTATAGCTGACTTAAGTTGCTTCTTCTTTTCCCTATATTTTTTAGCTCTTATTTTATTTTGCTCTCTAACCTTCTCCATACCCTCAACATTTTGATATTTTTCCCAATTTGTGATTTTAATAAAATTATCCTCATCCACCTGTATCATTCTAAAAGCACTCAAAGTCTTTAATGCCAATCTAATTGAGCTTAGTGGTCTACAAAAAATTGTAGATAACATTTCATCAGTATATGGAATATCCTCCCCTAAAAATATAAATCCATGAGAATTAGTCTTCCCAGCTTGTACTAGTAACCTAATCCATATGTAATGAATAGTATCCCTCTCTGGCATAGCATCTATTAATCTAATCTTCTCATCTTCAAACATATCTGTAGTTACCTTAATCCACTTAATATCTCCCACAATTTCCACACTCCCCTAAGAAATTTATTTCCTTATCTATTTTTAAAAAGTGTTGATATATACAGAATCAAATTGAACTGATATATCAACACATCTTTAAATATTTCCAAATTTTAATATACATATTTCAAATTGCAAAGTATAACCTGTCCACATTATTTTCAAGCACATAACTTGTTTATAATTTTCAAACACATGATACATGAAAATATATACTATAAATTCATAAATTAAACATACATATTATAAATTCACAAAATAATGGATTCTACATTTATAGTTTCATCTACGTTAATTGCAAAATATATATTACAAATTTATAGCCCTAATTAAAATTTTTCCTGTTTCTTTCTCTAATTAAAGTTGCTCCTGTTCCTTTAATAATCTATTTATAATATAAACCTGACCTTTTCCAGTAACCCTTGTTGTTTTATAAATAAATGTTTTTTCCCTGTTAGTTACTGACCCTTCCACAATTTCAAAGTACCCTCTTTCAATTCCCTCTTGCTTAGCTTCAGTAGAATTTTTAAATATAAAGCCCCATTTTCTAAGTTTGTTCCATAATCTTTTTTCACCAATTATAGCACCATTTTTAGAAGCAACCTTAGCAACTTCTCTTACCAAAAGACTATTTTCAGACACCGCTATTTGATTAATAAACTTATTTTTCATATCCAAATCCCTCTTAGTATTTACAAGCTTTCTATGCTTTTTTTCAATTTCTTCACCCTTTATTTTCAATAATGTATTTTTCTTATGAATAGTATTTTGTGCCACCATTAAAGCCTTGGCCATTATTTCTTTATCAGACATATTATCATCTATTTTAATATACCCACCACTTTTTCTTATGCTTGGTAAAACCTCAGATGTTACCCACCTTTTAAATTTCTTAGCACATTGTAACTTTGAACTTAGAATTAAACTATAAAGTCCACTTTCATTAATTACTGTCAAGCCTCTGTTTGGAATTTCTAAGGTGGTGATTTGCCCCTTTTGAATAATCCTTCTATCCTCCTTATCTACATGATTACTAACTGCACTTTTAGGATCACAATATCCAAGTGCTGCTGCCACATCTTTCCCTATAAAATGTGGTTTATCATTAAGTAAAAAAGCTCTTATTTGGCCAAATTGATTGTTTGAAAAAACTTTAATTTCGTTATTCATATCCTCACTCCTTCTCTGTGTCATTTAAGACACTAATTATTTAAAAAAATATTCATAGCCTCATCTTTACTTATCCCCAGAAAATTAATAAGTAGCACAATTTCTCTTCTATTAAACTCACTATCTCCATTTAATTTTCTATACATTGTAGATTTGCTTATTTCTAGTAGATCTACAATATCAACTATATTTTTTCCCTTTAAAGCCATATGAGCTTTTAATAAATTAGCCTTCACCATTTCCTCACCCCTTTTTGTGTCTTATTAGACACTTTTAGTATAAATTTAATTTTTAATACTGTCAACGCTTAAAAGACACTTTTTATTTAAATTCCTGAAAAAAGTTGCATAAAAGACACTAACAGTGTTATACTATTTATTATAGAAGGAGGTGTAATAAATGGAAATTAAAGACATTATTCGTAAAAGACGCGAAGAATTAGATTTAACATATGAACAATTAGGTAAAATAGTTGGTGTTGGTAAAAGCACCGTTAGAAAATGGGAAACTGGGATGATAGGAAATCTAAGAAGTGATAATATTTTAGCTCTTGCTAAGGGATTAAATTTATCTCCTTCTACTTTAATGGGATGGACTGAAGAAGAAAATACATATGATTTTAATTTAACTAAAGAAGAAACTAAATTATTAGAACATTATAATAAACTAAATGATTTAGGAAAAAAAGAAGCTAATAAAAGGGTTGCAGAACTTACAGAGATAAATAAATATAGAAATAATACTTTATCACATAAAGAAATATCAGAAGAAAAAACAGAGTATAATTTTGCTGCACATGATGACAATTTAGATTATGAAACTTCAAGAAAAAATATAGAAAAAGCTAAAGAAATATTTAGAAAAATGGATGAGGAAAAGTAATCTTTCAATGATAATAAATTCTTGGATATACATTTTTAGTTCCTAGTTTATAAAAATAATTGGGCATACATTATTAATTCCTAGTTTATAAATTTGGTTATTATTTTTATTATAATATCCAAATAAATTATTAAGTGTATAAAAAATCATGGTTTAAATCTTAGTTGCCATTGTATTTATTGCTAGTTTGGTTTGTGTATAAAAAAAGTAATGCTTAAATCTTAGGGGATGGTTATATGACAAAATATGAAAAGTTATTGGTTGAAGCTGAAACTTTAGGTATAAAAGTTAGAGAAATAGATTTTCAAACTAATGAAGAATGTGGTTATTATCATAATAATAAAATTCTGATAAACTCAAGATTAACAGAAAAACAAAAGCATGGCGTTTTGGCTGAAGAAATAGGTCATCATATAAAAACATATGGTGACATTACAGATCAACGTGTTTTAAAAAATAGAAAACAAGAAAAAATAGCTCGTAGAAAGGGTTATGAATTTATACTTCAACCTCTTGATTTGGTTTTTGCTTATAGATGTGGGTGTAAAAATAGTTATGAAATAGCTGACTTTTATGATATTACCATTGAAAAACTAAACGAAATACTTTTAGACTTTAAACAAAAATATGGACTAGGCAGAAGATTTGGTAAATATTTCGTAACCTTTCAACCCAGATTTGGCTTTTACGAAATATTTGATGAAAAATATATATACTAAAAAAGCACCTACTCATTTTCATAAGTAAGTGCTTTTACACAAAAGTTTATGTTTTCTAGTGACCTATACTGTACAATAAAAATTTATTGTATAAACAAAAAATAATCTTATTTCTAGAATATCTTTATTCTTTTAATGAATAATTATCTTCTTGGATTTTCAAATGAAGGTGGTGTAGGATTAGGTGCTTCATGTGATGGTCCTGGATTTGATAAGTTAAAATAAAGTTTAGAATCCTCTGTAACTCCAAAATCCTTATTTGAACCTGTTTTTTGTATTTTGTTTAATGCCTCTCTAAATAATGCATTATGTGCTTCTTCTCTATTAAGTAAAAAGTCTATTGTTGCTCTCACTTCTTTATCTTCAATTTGACGATATAAATATTCATATACAACTTTTGCTCTTTGTTCTGATGCGATATTTGATAATAAATCTGCAACTAAATCTCCTGTAACAGTTACATAATCAGCTGTCCAAGGTGCTCCTGATGAATTAATTAAAACTGGAGATAGTCCACATTGTACATGTGTTTGTATTTCACCATTTGTTACTTGACTATTATTCACATCATGGCCATTTAATAAATTAATTGTTTGAGCTACCATTTCCATGTGGCTAAGTTCTTCAGCGCCAATATCTAAAAACAAATCCTTTATTTCAGGATCCTTTATTCTAAAACTTTGAGAAATATATTGCATTGCTGCTTTAAGTTCTCCATTACCTCCACCTAATTGTTCCTGCATTAATACTGCATATTGTGGATTAGCTATTTCAACTTTAACTTCATGCAATAGTTGTTTTTTATGTTCAAACATTTTATCACATCCTAAATATTGTTAATTTTATTAGAAATTCTTTTTATTCCCTTGATATTCATACCTCTTTTATGAGATTAATTATTTATTGACAATTAAGTTTTACAACTATAGTTACAACTTCATTCTTAATTTATTTTATTTAGTACATATTTTAATTAAATGTAAACAAAATATAGTTAAGTGAGGTGTTTATTATGAAAATCAAAAATTTTCTTATAGCTTTTTTGATATCTACAATTGCTCTTACACAAATTCCCAAAGCAATTTTCATATCAGACGTTTATAAGCAAGGCATATATGATATTTCTGAAGTATTGCAATTTGATGCTACTGCTAAGCTTCTGACTCCCCAAAATGTTACAAGCTTATCAATAATTGATTCTAATGGAAATCAGAAATTTTTTAAACGATTTGATACAAGAGACGAAATTATAAACTTAGGCACTATTAAAGATGGTGATATAATCTCTATCATTGGTAAGGGAGAAATAGCCATTACCCGTACTCAATAATCATGTAACATTAATTTAGTAAGTTTATTATATAATACTAAATTAATGTTTTTCTTCTCTTCAACTGTTGGCATATATGAAATTCTATTTTCTAATTGTTTAGGCATTGCTTGTTCCCTAATTACACAGTTATTTTTATAGAATGTGATCCTTTCTTGTATCCTCTATGATTAAAGGCTTTCAATATAATATTCCTAACTTATAGGTCATAGGTATGATGTAATTCCTTTGAACTTTTAAATATTCAATTTCAGCATTTTGTTTTACTATTATTTCATCTTTTGTAAGATCACGCTTACATTACGTACATATTTATTGTTTGATAGTACTTCTATGTCTTTATCTTAAACTATTTTTTTATTCATTTCTTATTCACTGCATAAATTTATTGTACAAAAAAGACTCTATATAGAGTCTTTTTTTTAATTTAATAATCCTTTTTGATGTAACAAATATTTTAATTTTGTATTGTTGTAAGAATTCCATTTTCAAAATACAGATAGTTATATCCATCATAAACCCATTGTTCATATGTTCCATATTTAGTAGTTGTTTTATTTATTTCGTTTGGTCTTCCCCAGTTTGATACTAAAACTTGGTCTTCAGTCATACCAATACTAACACCTTTAGAAAAAGATTCAGGTACATCATTTGACCATGCTCCACTAGAATTTAAGTAATAATCTTTAATTTTTATGTCATGAGCCATATATCCATTTGAATAAAAATAATACCAATTTTCATCAATATATCTCCATCCTTTGGCATATGAATTGCCTTCTTTGTACCACCAACCAGTAGAATCATGTATCCATTCTGCACTTGTATTATTATCAACATTTTCTTCTATCTTAGCTCCATCTGCCCCTACCTTATAACCATTAATTTTATCATTTACAAGCAAAGAACCATCTGCTTTAAAATAATACTCTTTGCCATCTTTATCTTTCATCCAACCAGTTTGCCTTATTCCATCTGAATTTAAATAATACCAATTTTTATTATCTCTGTCATAAAACCAATTGTCTCTTATGGGATTTCCTATAGAATCATTATATTGCCACTGTCCATTTACTTGTACCCATTGATTTGTTTTTGTAATTGCATTTGCTTTTATTGGATTTTCTGCTAATGCTGAAATCGCTATTAATAAACTAGCTATTACCTTTATTAATTTTGATCTTTTCACTTTACTCCCCTCCTATTTTTAGTTAACATATTGTTTTGTTCTTTATGTTATCCATTTTATATTTTACCACTTATTAACATTTATATATTTCTATTATTAAAAAAATACCCACATCCACAGATCCTAAAATCTATAAATGTGAGTATTTATATAAGTATATCTTCTCCTAGCCTATTTTAATGATGATAAAAGTACAGATATCTTCATTACACACTATTGAATATTTCCGTTGTTATGACCAAGATTATACTGTAACAAGTATTATCTTAGTCATATTTTCTATTGTATTGGAACTATTATTTTAGAAACTTTTTTAGAGCCTCTACAAAATGTTACATTTAAATTCACACTATCTGCTGGTATTCCGTAAGTAACACTTGCCTTGCACTTACCTCCTACTGGTGTATTTTTAGGATTTCTATTTTCATCAAATACTGGATATGTGCTTAATACATTTCCTTCATCATCTAAAACTTGAAATGCAAATTCATCTATATACAAATCTTGATTTGTCTCTGTTCCAAAACTTTCATTAGCATAAGTATAGTTTAACATCACTACTTTAGTAACTTGTTTTTCAGAGAATTCATTTCTTTTATCAGTAGCTGTTGCACTTTCAATTGTCAATGTATAAGTTCCATGTTCTGTATCTACAGTGAATGGTTCATTTAATATCATTTCTTTAATGTCATTATTTTTTATTATCATCTGATTTTTTATTATCAAAAGTAGATGCCTTCATGCCAATTAATAGAGTGCTTAATGAATCATCATTATTAACTTTCCATTTACCATCTATCTTAGTTAATGAGATATCGCCTGTCCTATCTACATATGTTGTATTGTTAATGCTCTCAGTTAATATATCTTCAAATAATTTATTTTGCTCTTCTTTACTAATCTCATTACCTGAAAATGACTGTGCTAAAGCAGTTGAAAATGCTTTCTGCATAAATTCTGACATTACCTTTGATATATCAGGACCATTAATATCAATATTAACTACTGCTGAATCTCCATCTATCTTCTCTGATTTTACTGTATATGTTATTTTATTCATAGTTGCAATTAATTGTTTAGTTGTTTCATTTGAATATTGATCATCTTTAGTAGTCTCCCCCTTATCCTCTGTTTTATCTAGCTTATCATTAAGCAAATTAGTAAAATCAGCATTTTCACCTTTCTTAACTTCCTCTAAATAGCTTTTAACTACATTAGTTGGTGATTTTGTTCCACATCCATATATCCCTATTGCCAAAACAAAAACCACTATAATAGGCAATATTTTTTTTAGTTTATTCATTACTATTTCCCCCTTAATTAGTCAATCAATCTAATTTTACAGTAATTATTTATAATGTCAAATTATACATTTATAGTGAATTTTAGATGTTATGCTATTTTAATAGCATAATACCAACTTTCTAAAGTTTTCTTAAATTCTTCGTTATCCTTTACTTTTTACTCCAATTCTTCAAGTGAAGTATATTTATTATAGAATTTATAAAAACTATACTTCACTATTTCTCTATAATGTTTTCTATACTTTTTCTAAAATTCTTCAATCTGATATGCTCCAATACAAACTATTCAACTCCTTCATCAAAAGTCTTATTACATATTTTAATTTTAATACTTATCCATTTCAATTGACCACCATCTAACATCATTAGATGTGAGCTTGGATTTATGTACCAAAAAAATACCCACATCCACAGATCCTAAAATCTATAAATGTGAGTATTTATATAAGCTAATTACTTAGCTTTAACAATTAGCCTTAAAGACTATTTGTTCATTCCTTCTTCAACAGCAACAGCTACTGCAACAGTACATCCTACCATTGGGTTATTACCCATATAGAGTATAGGAGTATTTATTAACATTTATTATCATTATATAAACTTTTAAGCTGTTGATTTTACTGGTTTTACATGCAATGTATAAAATTTATTAACATTACATTACATTTATTGTTTTTAATAAAAACTTAGTCAGTGTTGACAAATCGTTGACAATATTTTAGTATTGTCAACGATTCTTAATTTAGTTCTAAACTCAGCTGATCTATAATTTGATTTTTCATTAATCTTAATATTAAATCTTGTCTTTCTCTATCCAAACCTATAAATAACCATCTTATTACTTCCAATCTATATGATTTGTCTTTGATAGATTTGAAATTTTTATTTTCATCATCTTTACATATAACTTCAATAATATTGTTTAAAATTATGTCTTCTTTAATCATATAATACTAATACCTCCATTAAATAATGGACTCAGCGCCTTATCCATAAAATAATTATACAATAAAAAAACTTGCATGCCATGAAAGTTTCGACATTGAGAAATCCTATAAGAACACCTTTTTAAGTATATGTGTTTAAACTTGTCTTATATATAATTTAAAAGTTATAAAAGCTATTTTTTTGTAATATACAGTTTTAAAATTATTTACTTATAATAATTAAATTAACTTTTTATTTCCAAATTGTCGAAAACTTCTTATTTTAGATAAAAAATAAAGACTAGATTAAACTAGTCCTTCTTTAGAAATTCTCTATATACTTCTATGCACTTGTTAATATAAGCACATAATCTTTTATCTTTATAAAAATTGTATCTAATGTCTGTATTGCAGCATATATAATCCAAACTCACATTATAAAACTTAGCTAGGTCTATTAATATAGATACACTAGGTTCTGCATATCCGGATTCATAATTCCCGTAAGTACTTCTACTAATTCTCAAAATCTTACCTATATCTTCTTGTTTAAGTCCTTTATCTTTTCTTAGCTCTGCAAGTCTTTCTCCTAACATATTTATCCACCTCTAATTTTGATTTTATCAAAACTAGATTTGCAGAAAATTTATACCCAAAAATAAAGGATTTTATATATAAATTCTTATATTTTGGACACGATATATATATTAATACTATTATAATAAAATATATAAATTTAATTTATTACCCATGAGGTGATATTATGCTAAAGAAAAAACGCATCCAGAAACAAATGACAGAACTAGAGTTAGCTAAGAAAATAGGTCGAAGTGAAGGTCACGTAAGCAAATTAGAAACGCACCCAGAAAAATGTAATCCTGGTGTTAAGCTAATATTAAAACTAGCTAAAGAACTTTCTCTAAATCCTGTAAAAGTGTTTTTATTCTTTGTTAAAAACATAAAAGACCAAGATAAATAATTCTTGGTCTTTAGCAAATGCAGTAAAAAATATTATTATTCTGTAATCGGAATATCTTTCAATATTCCTCCTCTTATAAATTCAATACTTACACTAGTAGAATCATTATCAATTACATAAGGAATTGATACTTTAGATTTTGCATTAGGTGGTATTTCATCAGATCCTGAATTCACATCACCATAACTCATAGAAAATCTAGATAATATGTAATTGCTATTATCCTTTAAATTAAAAGCATCATATAATAAAACTCCATTATGATTTTTACTTTTAAAACTTATATTTTCACATTCTAAATTTAATAATATAACTGTTTTATCTTCATTATCTTTTGCTTTTTTCCACCAATCAGTTTTAGTTACACTTTTAATTGTAAAATTATAATCTCCATCTGGTCTTTTTACTTCAAATTGTTCATTTAGTTTTATTTCTTTTTCATCTGATTTATTAGCTGTTACTTGTGTACTTTCTTCTGTTTTTGTTTGTGCTTTGTTTCCACAACCAGTTACACCAAGTATTATCAGACTACATAACAAAATACTTATAATTTTTTTAATCATTATTATTCCCCCTAAAAGCTTAATAAGGTTATTGTATAATATATGTAATTTTTGTCAATAATATAAAAGGGCAATATGTAGAATTTAATATACATATTGCCCTTATTAATTTTAGCTATTACGTTCTCTTCTTTTACGAGTATTATCCTGTTTACCACTAGATCTGTTATTAAATGCTTCATCAATCTTTGATGATAATTGCCAAGAAATATTTTCCCACTTCATAGTTACAGCATAACCACTATCTATATTATCTTGCAATCTTGCTGGTGTGTCTCCAGCTGTAGGCAAATAAATACCTAAAAGCCCATTCCTACTTCTATCTCCATAAGGTCTTAATGATGAATAAATTTCCCAATCAACCCACTTACGTTTAGATGTTTCACTACCAATTAAAACTATAGTTACAGTAGAATCTTTAAGATGATTCTTTCTTATTAATGCTAGAATTTCATCATCTGTTTTATTATCATATGAATCTGCAAGTGATCTATCTATCAATGTATTGTCAGAACCATAAGTATCTCTTAAATGATTAGCTCTGCTTTGATCATTAGCATGATGATAGCTTACAAATACTTTATGTGCCATTTTAGTTCCTCCTCTCTTATATCATATAAAATACTATATTCTACTTTTTTTGTTAAATTCCTTCATTTTTATTCCATTTATCCATATTTATATCAAATTGTTTCCCTAACTTAACAAATTTCTTATTAACCAATCTAAAATCAGCTAATATTTCTTCATATTTTCTATACTCCTTTTGAATATCCTCAATATTCATAACATGTATTCTTTTTTCATCATTATTAATTAAATATTCATACCATCTTCTATAATCACTCTGATTATTAGTTAAGAACTCATTTAAAGCTTGTATCATTTCATTGGCAGTATCATACAATTCATTCTTAACAGAATCTATATCATAAGTTGACATTTCATTTTTTATAAAATTGTATGTAGAATAATAGGAATTTATAGTATCATAAAAATTATCCTTTTGTGGATTTATAAAAAACAAAGTCCTTTTTGTATTTAAAAAATTTTTAATACTCTGTTTTAATATTTTATCTGGTTTATTACAAATAAGTGTGAGACCACCACAGCTCATTTTTTCTAATCTAATTACAAATTTGCTTTTTAAAATAAAATAAATAAATATTAATACAAATATTAGTATTATTCCTTTAAATTTATCTATTAAGTTAATTAGATAAAATATATTTTCTCTAAATACATCTAAAAACTTACTTCTAAAAAATGTCTTTAAGTTACATACTCCTAGTATTATTACAACTAAAAGAATTGCCAAAAAAATCGAAATATTTTTCCATATATTATTTGACTTTTTCACTTTTTTACCATCTCTCCTTTACTATATAATACATAATTTTTATTAAAATAACAATTATGTATTATATTCTCTCACCAGTTCAATAATGTATTATATTATATCAATTTAATTTTATAGAACCAACTTCCTAAAATACTTTTCAATTCATTGCATTTTTCTATTGATAAAATTTGTGTTTCTATCCATGATCCCTTAGAATCAGATTTAATATAACATCTAACATCTTTGAAATAACTTAATACATATTCTAAATCTACTCCAATAAAACTATTATCTCCTTTAAATCCATTGGGTAAATAACCTGTCACAACATATCCGGTTATTTTAGAATCTACACTCCTAGGAATTTTACTATCAATCGAATTACATAATACATGTGCTAATTGTTCCCATGAATACTTATTATAAATATTTATATCTTCTTGATTATCACAGAAACATATTTCTGATATTAAATTAGGAGCATTAATATGATTCATCTCATACAATTTCTCAAACTTAACACCTCTATTAGTAAATCCTAACTCTGAATAGTTGTTAACTAACTTTTTTGCATAATTATAAGCTTTACTATTTTGTGAACTTACTAATACTTCTGTTCCATGAGCTTGGCTATTATAACAATTCATGTGTAAGCTTATGAATATATCTACATTATTACTATTTGCCTTATTCACTCCCTCACTTAATTCTGCATTTGCATTATTGGCATTACTGTTACAATCTATAACAGTATGCCCATATTGCTCAAATACTGCTTTTATTGCAGCATAATACTTTTTCATTTGTTCATGTTCGTTAACAATGCCAACTGCACCCTCACAATTATCTGAATGTCCTGCTCTTAATCCAATTTTCATTTTTAACATCATCCCTTCTTTATTATCTAAATTTAAAATATAAGTTAACTCTAAAGTTGCTCTTTAATTTCTTTCTTTTCTCCTTCTTTGAGCTGAATTAATGCTTCTTTTAATCGCTCTGGAACTGGTACTCCTAAACCTACTGCATTTTCTAATAAACTAATACCCTCATTAGCTATATAAAAGTATGCTACTAAGGTTCTAAATACCCATGCACCAGTATTAATTAATCTATCTAGCATAACAGCAACTATTAAAACTATAAATATAACTGCTTTTCTTGCTATGCCCTTTAAGCCTGTATTGCTGCTTAATTCTTTATTAATCCATGCTCTTAATACACCAGTTGTATAATCTAAAATCATTAATCCAACTAGCACTTGCAAAGCTGTGTCCCAAGCTCCAAATAACCAAGTAAATCCTGTGCCTAAACTAACTATTAAAATTTTAAAATACTTAAATATATTTTCCATTTATAAACCTTCTTTCTATAAAATTAAGCAATAAAAAAAGACCTATATGGTCCTGATCTATTGCTTTTAATATTTAATTTAATTTTTCATCCTATTTTGCTATTGCGAAACAACTTCTGTATTATCTTCTGCTATTTCTTCTTTATCCTTAGTTATTTCTGTTTCTACTGGCTTTTCTTCAACCTTATCAACCTTTTCTTCCTCTTTGTTTTCTACTGGATTAATCATAGCAAGTAGTTCTAAATATTGATCTTGAGCTATTTGATTAACTAACATAAATACATTTAATTTATTAGTCATATCCTCTCTTTCATAATAATTGTGATTGATTAGATTTTTTATTACATTGTATAACATTTTACATCTTTCCTTTCTATTATAAATTGTTTGTTAAATCTTTATTTGTTAATTTATATTGCAATTCTAATAACATATTTTGAGTTTCTAACAATTGTTTTTGCAACCTCTCTGTTTCCGTAGGTTCTTTAGGTTTAGGTTTATTCTTTTCTTCCCATTCTTTTATTTCTTCATCTGTGGCACCTTCCGTCCACTCTATGCCTGTCCATTTAGGTTTAATATAAGTTTTATTTGGCATATCAACTATCTGCATATCTTCCGTAATTTCTATTTCTATATCTGAAAATAAGATATTATTATTTCCATCCATTAAAATGTGTGAATAAATTATATTACCCTTTAAATCTACTATACTTTTATCTAGCATAAAATACCTCCTCTCTAATCTAAAACAAACATAACACCATCTAAATAACATGTATTCTTATCATTTTTTTTTGATAATTGTAAATTACCATTTTGCCATACAATTAATCTACTAGGAATATCTTCTCCTGGTAAAAATAATGGTACTGGTATGTTCATACCACCTGATTTGCTATTTGGTCTAAATCCAATAGGTAAATTTCCAAAGATAAAATTGTCTGTGGTTATATTATTTACTACACCTTTAAAGTAAACCATCTTTCCTATTCTTCTATATATAGCTTTATCAGATGTTGTTGTAGCTCCATTTAATAATGGTAAATCAAGCCAACCAGTATCATCTACTGTAGCTAGTTGTTGCCAGCCACTCCATTGTGTGTCAACAAGCGTGTTAATGAATGTGTCACTTGTTCTATTATTACATTTAATAGTTAATCGTTTGAAATTTCCCTGTATACCTCCAGTGATTCTTTCAACTTTCATGACAAACCCACTTCCTTTAGTGGGACAATTTACTAGTGTTCCTGTTATTTCAGATTCTGCGCTTACATAATTTCCAAATGGTAATGTAAGTATGTCAGTCCCAGTTGCTATTTTAGTTGCATTTACCAAAGAATAATAATTATCTAAATCTGTTTGTTTCGCACAATCTTTCAATTGCGAACTATTATTTTCAACATCTTCTTTTAAATTTGTTATATCTGTAGTATTAGTTTGTACATTTTTAGCAAGGTCTGTTACATCTCCAAGCTTGTTTAATTCTTCTATATTCTTCTCTGCTTGTACATTAGCAGCGTCTAAATTTTCTTTAGAAATATCTGCATTAGTTTTACTTAGATCTAATTCTTCTTTGCTAGAATTTGCATTTTTAGTGCTAGCTTCTACTTCTTCTATTTTCTTAGATGCATTAGTTATACTACTTTCCACTTCGACTATCTTATCACTAGCATTTTTAATGTTACTTTCTAATTTAGAATTAATATTAGTTGCTCCTGGTATAGTTGTATTGATTAATGTATCTCTTACATCTTTAGCTTCTTCTAAAACATCTCCTATATCTTCAATTCTATCTAATTTGTTATCTATTTCTTTTAATAGTGTGCAAGTAGCCTTACTTATGCTTCTTTCCACCTCTAATACAGATTGTATAACCTTAAATACAATATTAAATGTGCTTTTCTTTTTACCAGTATTTTTACTTATAAATTGTAATTCTACTTTTACTATTCCCGAAGTTGTTGTAAGCTGTTCATCTGCTATTATATTAACTACATTATTATTAATATTTATGCTAGTATTTTGTATTAGTGGAATTTGATCTTGTTTAAAAGCCTTTAATCTACATTTATACTCAGTTAAATTAGCTATTTCTCCATTGTTCCAAACATTGAATATTAAATTTAAATCATCTAGTTGCTTACAAGTTGCTGTTATTATTAAATTTTCTTTAAGATCTACATCTATTTCTAAATTGTGTATATCAGACATTTAATCACTCCCTTTTATGCAATTGCTGTTACACTAACTGTTATATGTCCTCCATAAGTTTCTCCACCTAAATCATCATATTTTTTCCAAGTCGATAAACCTTGGATTCGTATTTGTTTACAATCTCGTGTTGGATAACAATAAGCTCCACTCCAATATGGTATATAACTTCCTTTCTTCCAAATTTTTTGGATACTTACGCTTACAGCAATATCTTCTTTATCTAATTCCCAAAATTCTTCGGGTAAATCAACGTATTTGTCTTCATAATCATCATCACTACAACTTATATCAATATCATCTTGAGTAAAAGTTAAATAGTGATATGGTTTTCCAGTTGTAGAACTTTTACTACTGACATGTATTAAGCCTTTGCTTCCCATTCTTGTATATCCACCATTGCTATCCTCTGCTATTATTCCCAATCTATCTATTTGTACTTTATCGCTTGTACTACCACTAAAAGCAACTTTAAAAGCATCAGTATCTAGTTCCCAACTTCCATCTTTATCTCCTTCTGTAACTACAGAACTTATCTTATCATCTGTTAATTTTATTTCAGAACTTAAATCTTTTTTAAAATTATCTACTTTTAAATTTATATTTTTTTCAGATAACTCAATTTTTGAACTAATGCTATTGTCTAAACTATCAACTTTTAATAAAATATATTGTTTTTCAAGTACTATTTTTCTATATAGATTATCAATTGAATTTAAATTTTCATCTATATAATTAGAAATATATTCTCCTAGCTCTATTTCAATATACTCCTCATTAATACAATCCCATCTATAACTTATACATCTTGCACTTACTTCAATATCAATGTTCTTGTTATAACAATGTACTGTATCTCCCAAACATATTTTTTCTAATACATCATATCCATACTTTTTGTATTCCATTGTTTTTTTAAGATTTGCCATATTTACTTTATAGTTAGCTTTAATCTTATCTACTCCATTTTCATATAACTTTTTGCACCTTTTTATCATTTCATTTCTAGCTTCTTCTTCTGTATTAAATCCTTCTTTATCTTCTGGATCTTCCTTAACTTTAATATCAGACATTTCTACTTGTTGTTCATATACATCTTCATATTTATCAATAAGTGGACTGTCTATATACGGAGTATTCCCTCCCAGCACCAACTCGCCAGAGTAGGGATAAATTCTAGTTACAAGAGTATCTGAATTAATTTCTTCTTCTATATCTTCTAAATTGTAGCCAAAAGTAACTCGTATGCCTCTATCCTTACCACGCTTTAAAGGAATATTTAAATTATAGTTATTACATTCAATTTCTCCGCCCCAAATATTAAGGAAACTATCTTCTTCACTTCCTGCAATAACATTTGTTATACTTCTCATTTTGTATTGTCTTATATCTGTAATATTGCTATCACTTTTACCTGTAAACTTAGTATCTTCTAATAACTTTTTTAAAACCTGCTGACCATTACCTTGAACATTCTTGTTAAATATAACTTTTTTATTTGTATCAAACCTTATGTGCCTTGCATAAACAATCATAGAATTACTACTCATACACTTTTTAGTATCATAAATTCGATACATCTGGTCAGATTCAAACTCTGGAGTTGGCACAGTGATAATTCTACCTCTTGAAACATATTTATATATGCCATCTTTATCAAGTTTAATTTCCATTTCTAATTCATCTTCTCCATTAAGTACTGGAGAAATTTCACATGAAATTGGGTTTAATATTATTCCATTCTTTTCTATATCACTACTATCTAAATGTAACTGTATAATTTTATCTCACCACCTTATAAATTTAAGCATAAAAAAGACTAGCAATTATTAAATATACTAATCCTAAATAGTTCTTAAATTTGTAATTATATATGCCTTAAACCCACTACTCCATGAAAAAGTATTTTTCCCATGTTTAATATATAAATTTTGCATAGATTTTATATTTGTTTTACCTATTGCAAATGATCCATTCGATTCTAATATTTTATCAAATTCAGTATTAATAGTTAACCTATTTGTTACTGTACAATTTATTATTGTATCATTAACTTTAAATGTACATTGACCGTTACCAATTATAATATATGTGGGCTTTGATATACTATAATGATTAAATAAAATATTTTTAAGTTCAAGCTGCTTTTGACCTTTCAAAGTATATTGATATGGTCTTACAATAAAATTTACAGTAAACTTTTGTATTTCATATAAATCTTCATATGCTATTTCAGACAATTCAACTTTGCATACTTTATAAAACATTTCTGGATCATCACTTAATATTAATTTTTCATCTTCTATATTATCAATCCATTTTTTTATATTTCTAACTTTTGATTTTATAATATCTAGGTCATTTTCAACAAAATTAAATTCAATAGGTATTATCATATCTTCATACGTTTCTTCATCAATATAATAAGAACCGTCATGACCTGGAACATCTTTAGGTGTTATTCTTTTAGTTGGAAAAGGAATTATAGGTCTTTTTATAATTTCTAAATCTAAATCTAAATTACACCTTTTATTAAAAGCTATACTATAACTCACTATTCTATCCCCTCACGACCTTTTTATTTCTACTTTGTCTATTCATTTTATCCATTGTAATCTTAGAAGCTTTATTAGCTATTCCATTACTATCTACATCAACATAAGCATTAAAATTTACATTAGATAGTCCTTTAGTAATAAAATTTAGCATTACATCAGCTAATTTATTATAATCAATCTCCGAACCACTGTAATTATTAGTATAGTTTTTAACTAACTGTTTAGCTTTAGCACTATTTTTATTATAATATCCACCAGTCAGCATTATAGAATTGAGCTGATTTCTTATTTCTGCTTTCATATCACTAACAGATTGCATGTGGGTTCTAATACCAGTACCATTAGGAATATACGCTAATGGATTACTATTATAAGAACCTAACATTCTAACATTATTATTAGATGCTAACTCAAAACCTCTCTCATGAACTGTAGATAATCCACCTTGATAATTATAAGTACCAGTAGCATTTTGTCCTATACTATTAAACCAATCTCCCACTTTTTCAAAGAATGTTTTAACATGGATTTCTTTATTTTCAGGTATTTTATCTACACTATCCTTAACTTGTCCCATTTTGGTTATAGTGCCATCAGCGTTGGTTTCAATTTGCATTGGAGTTCCATTTACATCTAATATTCCAGTTTTAACTCCATCCTCTGCTGTTGTAACTTGTTGTAAAGATCCAATTACTTCTCCATTTGCAGAAACGACTTGATTTTTAGAATCCAAATGTGATTGAGCTATCTGCCCCATGGCTTGTTGAATTTTTAATCTATCAATTTCATGTTGTTCTCCTAATTCTTTAACTTTATTTTTAAATTCTTCTGTATAACCGCCAACTATATTTCTCGTCTGATTCCAACATCCTGTTATTTGTCCACTATTTTTATCTACTGTAACATAGCAATCCTCCATTGCTCCAGTTACTTCATTTCTAACTTTATACCAGCCATCATGGGTTACAGCTCCCAATCCATCATAGTGTTGTTTAGCATAATTAAGTCCCTCTTGTGCCTTTAAATCAGCATCACTGAGAATTTCACCAGTATATTGATTGATTAATCCTTTTAACTCTGGATTCATTTCATTTACTACATCGATACAGCCTTGCCATGTTTCTCTCTGCTTTTCAATTATTGCATCTCTTTCTTTTGTTTTATTATCAATTTGAGTTTGTAAATTGTCAGCATCTTGTTGATTTCCTTCATCAACAGCTTTTTGCTTAGCTATTTTCATAGTTTCGATTTGTGTATCATATGATGCTAAAGTTTGTGCATTTTTTTCATCAAGAGTGTTCTTTTGTTGCATTAACAACTCTTTTGCCCCTTCAGCATCTACTTGTTTTACTCTATTTATAAATTCATTTTTAGCAAATAGTTGTTCTTGTTCATTATTTGCTAATGCTTCAAGTTCAATTTGCTTTATTCTACTCATTTTATCTTGAATATCTTTTATTTCATCTTCATTTAACGCTCTTTTTTCTGCATTAGCATTAGCATATATTTTATTAACATCTTCTTTTAATTTAGTTACTTCTTCAATATTAGTGTTATAATTTTTATTAAGATATTCTAATACCTTTTGTTCACTTTCATCAATCTTCCCATCTTCTAAAGTGAACATTTTAGCCATTTCAGTTTGTGAAGTAGCTTGTTTACTCTTAATTGATTCTATTGCAGTAGTACACATATTATCTACTCTAGTATAAAATCCTGTTGTTTCCTCTTCTGTTAGAACTCCATCCATATTAATTATGCCTAAATTATAATTAAAGTCATTTATTGCTTTAGTAGATTCATTTACTTTATTCTTAAAATCTTCTCCTATATCATCACCAAGTTCTTTATATACAAGTCCACTCTTTTCTAGTTCCTCTCTACTTTTAACATGAACTCCATTGAGTTCTAATAGCGTAGATTTTAATAGTCCTAATTCTTCCCTACTTGTTACACAAGATTTAGACATACCATCTTGATATTGATTATATGCATATATTCCTGCTCCCACTGTTGCTAATACTCCAGCTATAGGTAATAATACACTAGATAATCCAGTAACTCCAACACTAGCAATTTTACTAGCTGTTGCTAACCCTTCTACATCTTTAGCAACTTTACTTGCTTTACTTAAATCTACTAATGTTTTGCTTACTTTCCCTATTACACCCATAAGAGAACCTAATCCATTTGTAAAAGAACCTAATACTTTAAGTCCTCCACCAAAAGCAGTTACAAACATAGTAGTTTTAATTATTGCTTGCTGTTCTTCTTCTGTCATTTTTCCAAACCAATCTGCAACTTTCCCTATTGAGTCTGATACTGAATCCATCATTGGTAATATATTTTGACCTAGCCTTATCATTTCATTTTTAGCTTTATTAATAGATTTAGTCATTCGTTCTGCTGGTGTAGAATCCATTTTATCAAATGCTATTTGAGTTGCACCTACACTATTAGCCATTTGCCTTAACATATCATTAAAATCTTTACCAGAATTAGTTGCAATTATCATAGCAGCTTTACCCGCTTCGGCACTTCCAAACATATCTGCTAAAGACTTATTGTTCTTTTTTGCACCCTCATCCATAATTGCTAATATATCACCTAATGATTTACCTTCATTTATTAAGTCTTGGAATGATTTTCCGCTAATATCTTTAAGTGCTTTACTTGCATTTGTACCTTGCTTACCAAGTTCATTAAACATAGATGCCACGTAAGTACCAGCTTCACTTGTTGCTATACCTTTTGCAGTTAATTCAGCATATGAAGTAGCAACATTATCCAAATTAACACCAAAAGCTTTTGCAGTAGGTATCACTTTACCCATGCTAGAAGATAGTTCTGCAACTGTAGTTTTACCAATATTTTGTGTTGTAATTAATTTATCTGATACATTAGTTACTTCACTTGCCTCCATACCATAAGAATTAAGAATAGTTGTTAAAAGATTTAAACTGTCTCCAGCCTCTGCAAATCCCGCCTTTGCTAATTTAGTAGAATTAGTAACAAAATTAACTGCATCTCCTGTTTTTTGACCAGCTGAAATTGCATCATAAACATTATTAGCTATTTCATTACAACTAATTCCTGTTTGATTACTTAAATCCATTATAGATTTTTTCATCTTATCATTACTTACTTCATTTTCATCTGCTATTGTTGTAACTTTTGCAAAACTTGTTTCAAAATCACTTGCCAATTTTGTTGATGCAGTACCTATAGCAATTAGAGGAGCTGTGGCTTTTAAAATATTTCCACCCATATTACTTGCAGTAGAACCAACACTTTTTAAAGTTTCACTAGTACTATTACAACTTTTTTCTAATATTTCTAACTTAGATTTATATTCAACAATACTATTGGATTTTAATGATGAATTAGTTTCATTTATAGAATTTTTTAAATTTTTCATTTCATTTTCTGTAATAGTAGCTTGTCTTCCAGTTTCTCTAAGAGTATTTTTCATACGTTGCAACTGTTCTTCCGCTTTAGCTGTATCTTGCCCTTTTAATTTCATATTAGAAATATTTTCTTGTTGTTTTTTAATTGCCTCTGTGGTTTCTTTCATTTTATTTTTATAAGCATCTAACTTTAATTTATTTGTATTATAAGATTTTTCTAAATAAGATAATTTAGTCTTTAATCCTTCTGTGCTTTTTTCAAAATCTTTAGATGTTTTATTTGCACTCTTAAATTCTTTATCTAATCCTTTTAATTCTCTATTTAAAGCACCAATTTGCTTATTTGCACCTTTGTCTTGTACTCCAAGTGTGACTAATAATTCTTCATCTGCCATATATAATCCCTCCCCTCTTAATCTAAAACTTGCATTTTAGTTGTATTTTTATCTTTTCTTTTTTTAGATCCATTTATCTCAGCATGTATATCTAATAATTTAAAAATCTTTCTTGGAGTACTTCTCCAAAATTCTTTTTCTTTATTCCCTAAAATTTTTGTAAAGCAGTAATATAAAAAATCAATATCAATATCATCACTTATATTACTGCTACTTAGTTTTTTTCTTTCTTTCCTTCACTTTGTGGAAAACCAATTGTAACAATTTTTATTACAATTGGAACTAAAGAAATTACTAAAGTAAATAAATCAAAATTTCCATTAAATAAATCGGTTCCTATTATTTTTTCCGTTTCTTTATCTCTTAATGTACTTGCAATAAAATATAATACTATAATGTCATCTAATTGTTCTAGCTTAATTAAACTATTTAATATGCTTTGTCCACTTAGTTCTTTAAATACCTCACAGCTTTCCATATCAAACGCAATTACATAGTCTTTATTATCTATTTTTATATCTTGTACTTTTCTTTTTAAATTACTCATAATATCATCCTTTCTAAAATTAACTTAAAAAAAGACACTACAATTAAGTAATGTCCTTTATAAATTAATTTTTATGCTACTTCTTTCACTCCTGGCAATTGTACTGCTGTAAAGAAATTCTTAATTTTTTCTTTATCTGCTTTTTCATCTGATGTATCTAATTCCAAGTTAAATATTTGTTTTCCATTATGCTCTATAGCCATTGCTTGTCCTGTTAATGCTGTGATAGCAAATTCTATATTTTCACTATTTCCTTTACCTTCAATAAGATTTTCAGCATGTAAACTTACATTATATACTGCATTAAAAACAGAACTTCCATCATCATATACTTGTTCAAACAGTAATGCTATATTATTCCCAGTATTATCAGCTCCATTAACATATTCACCATTTATAATATTTCCACCTTCTAGCATAGCTTTTATAGAAAGTGTATACTCAGCTACGCTCAAAGATACTTCTAACCCAGTTTTTCTACTTGTACTTTTTAAAGTAACCATATCACCTATTAATTTACCTTCTGCTATTACATTTTTTAATGTAATTTCTTGTAATCCCATAACACGAACCGGTTTTTCCCATGTAATACCCTCTGATTTTTTAGCAAAATATATGTTTCTAACACCAATTAAACTTTTAAAATCTGACATATTATCATCCTTTCTTTTACATAAAAATAAAGCTTGTTTTATGTCTAATGCTCAAAGACTAATTTTTAATACTTATGATATATTGCATAGCTGTATTATAAATATTATTTTCTTCTAATATAGTTCCTACAATAATTTTCTTTTTAAAACCATTCCTAGTTAATAAATCTTTTACTAACTTCTTATTTTTTTCTATTTCTTTAGTACAATAAATATTAAATAATATTGTATATTTAGTTGCTTTTTCCTCCATATCTGCTATTAATGCTGGATTTTCTATATAAGTATATACTATACATTCTGTAATTGAGTTAGGTCTTTTTATATAATAAAAAGGTAACTTAAAATCTTTAAATGTTTCTTCTATTAATAGTCCTATATCTATACTTATCCCTCCCAACATTCTTTTACTTGTTTTTTTAATTCTTCTTTTAGTTTGTTTTTAAATTCGTTTTCTTTACTTTGTACAACTTCATCAAACCACATCTTGTGGGCTTCTACATATAATTGTCCTTTAAAGTTCCAACCATAATTATAAAATCCCCAATTTTGATACCAAAGTGGAGCGATTTTATTCCAATCACTTTCACTAGACTTTAACCCAACATCTATATAAGTAGATTTCCCACATTTTCTAGGTTTAAACGCTTTTATTTCATTTGCATTATTACTAAATGTACTAGCTTTATCTTTAATAGCTTTTTCCATATCCTTAGCAACTTCTATTACTACTTTTTCAGTTTCTATATTAGATAATTTATTAAGTCTTTTTAATAAATTATTAATGCCTTTGATTTCTATGGCCATCTATTCCACCAGCTCTGCTACTATTTCATAATATTTATGTGCTTCTTCAATATCAGAAACATAAGTAATATTATAATTTTGTTCATTGTAAACAATTCTATCTTTATCTATCAAATTAAGAGACTTGCTATATCTAATATAGAATCTTTTATTTCTAATACTTGTAGTGCCTTGTGCAACTATAGTTTCACGTCCACTTATATTTTTAATTTTTGATTTAAAAATTTTATTTGGTATTATATCTTTCCATTCTTCTTCAATCGGAATATGATCTTCATTTACTCCACTAACAAATCTTTGTATTTTTATCGGATGTTTAAATTCTCCTGGATTAATTGTATACACTTACACATTTCCTCCATAAATTTCTTTTATTAACATAGAATTAATACTTTGCCTTAATGATGAACTTTTTTCTTCAAATAACGTTCTATTATCATAAAATTCTTGAACATATGTCATAAATAAAAGCTTTTGTCTACTACTCATATTTTCTTTATCAAAATTAGGTATCAATTCTTCAAAATCCTCTATAATAGCACCAACTATTATTTCTATAAACAAATCATCATCATTACAATCTACTCCTAAATAACTTTTTATAGTTTCTAACCCCACCTAATCACCTACTTTGTAAATATTAAGGTGGAATAAATCCACCTCTAATTAAACTAATTTAGTAATATCAACTAATAAAATTTTAACTGCTTTAGTATCTACAAGTTTTCCATCGAATCTCACAACCCCTTTAACCTCCGTTTGGTCTTTTCTCCAAGCTTCTCCACCGATATTGGTACTTTCTATTGATAGTTGTTTTCTATCATATACAGTATATAAAGTTTCTAAATCTCCTATTATAAAAGGAACTCTTGTAACTTCTCCATCTAAAACATTTTTCAAAAATTTACTTGGGACTTTTACAATTTCCTTATTTAAGAATTTATTTCCACTTGCTTTTGTAACATCTGGTTGTAAATAAGGATTCCCCTTTTTATCTTCTAATCCATCAATAAAATCATATCCGTCTGCATTAGTAAAAATTGAGATACTATCACTATCTAAATCCTCTAAATCTTTATTTAACACAGTTTTAAAAGTTTTAATATTAGGTGTAGCATCAATTTTTTTAATTGCTTCTTTTAAGACTCCATCAGATTTTGTAGCTTCCGTCATAATACCTATTGCCGATTTTTCACCAGTTCCATTAAATATCTTATATGCATAAGTATTTAATTCATTTTTTGCCATCCACTTTTCAATAAATGATAAAATATTTTCTGTTGAGTCTTCTAATAATTCATTTGTTATTGGAATATATCCAGCATATTTTCTTATATTATAGTCAAGATCTGTATATTCTGGTTCATGCATCGCTTGAATTTCTTTTCCTTCATCTACACTTGCAAATCCCACTGCATCTGGTTCATTTGCTTCAATAGGTCTAGATCCTTTCATTGTTCCTACTGGTTCTATATTTACATATGGTCTAATGTCAAACTTTTTCCTTTGAAGTTCAATTATTTTAGTTTGTACATCATCTGGAACTGTTACTCCGCCTTTAGCTTTATCACCTTCTACCATAAGGTTTTTAATCTCTGAAATTTCCTCTGCTGTAGCAGTTCCAACAATAGCCTTAGCAAATATTTCACTTACATTCGCATTTGCCGGTTGTCCCTCATCACCTATATCATCGTTTACTGATTCAGGCTCTCCTTTAGCTTTTTCAAGTTCTATTTGTGCCTTAATTGTTTTAATTTTACTTACACACGCCTTAATTGCATCAACATCTGTAGAATTCTCTAATGCTCCTGCTTCTACTTGAGCTGCATCTAATTGGTTTAATAAATCTTCTAATCTTTTCACTTTAAAATCCTCCTTAAATTTGAACAAAATAAAAAGCTATGCTCTTAAAAGATCTAGCTTTACTTTCCATAATTTTATTTCATTTTCATTATTATTTTTAGGTTCTTTTGGTTTAAGTGGTTCTTTAGGTATTCTATTTAATAATTCTTTTGGTGTATGTGTATAACAGCTAAAATCAAACTCACTACAAGCTTCAATGTTTACTTCATCAACTACTTTTACATTTTTGAAGTATTTAGCTGCCTTTTCTCCATCTAGCCATGTCTCATCCTGTACCATTTGTTTTATATTATCTTTATCATCTTCATTTGTAAGATTATCCTCATAAATACTTAACATACCGACTTCAATAGTATCAAGCATTTGTATAGCTTTTTGTAAGTCATTTGCGTTACCTTGAACACCAACCATTGGCTTATGAATCATTAAAAAAGCATTTTTAGGAATTATTATTTCATCTCCTGCCATTGCAATCACACTTGCTGCACTTGCTGCTGAACCATCAACATACACTTTTTTATGCCCTAAATGATTTTTTAATAAATTATACATTGTAACTCCAGCAAACAATGCTCCACCTGGCGAATTAATATGCAATTCTAAATTTTTAACATCTTTTAAATCTTGAATAGTTTTAATGAAATCTCTTAAATAATTATCTTTATTTTCTTCTCCATCTTCATACCAAGGTTTCTCAGTTTGAATCTGACCTATAATATATATTTCTGCTTTATCTTCTGTCTGATTTTTAACTTCAAAAAAATTTTTAGACATTTTCTCTATCTCTCCTTATATTAGACCTATTAAGTTGATATTCATTCATCATTTCTACATCAACATAGTTAAGACTTCTATAATGTTTATCTCCATGGTCACCTATCCCTTCTTCATCTTCTTTCATTAAGCATTTATTAATAGAATACAATCCATTATTAAGCATCTTTTCATAAAAGTTTGCTCTTGATATATCATCAGCTCTCATAGCAACTGCCATATTAAATTTTGTATAATATCCCTTTTGCTTTTCTAGCGTATAGAATAATTTATAATTTATTTCTTCTTCTATATCAGTAATAAGTGGTTGAATAGTATTAGTAACAAAATCCATTGATTGACTTTGTACATTATTAAACTTAGCGCCATCCATAATACCTAACATATATGGGGGAACATTAAAGAATCTTGCTATTTCTTCCACACTAAATTTATTAAGATTAAGAAACTGTGCATCTTCAAAGCTCATAGATATATCTTCATATTTTAATCCACTATCTACTACTGGTATATCATATGCATTGGATATTCCACTATTTGCTTCTCTCCATGCACTTTTAATATTATCTTTAGCAGTCTTATCGAGAGTTCCTGGATGTGTTAAAATTCCTTTTGCTAATGTACCATTTTTATAATATTTGCTTAATAATTTATTACTTGCTTTAGCATTGCCTAATGTTTCTCTAGCAAGTTGAATTTTACTTTTCCCCATAATTCCATCAGTTCCAAAATCCTTAAAATGCATTACTTCTTCATCTGTATAAGTTTGTAATTTAAGTGTAATTGGATCTTGATATTTATATCTAAGACTCCCATCACTCATAATATTTACTGTTGTTCTCCAAGGCTCTAATCTTTTTAATGCTTTTCTTTTATCAATTATTAAACTATAAGCGTTTCCCCATATATCAATGTCAATACTAATCATCTTTTTAAATTGTGACGGTGTCGTAAGTCTATTAGGTCTAATTTCTAACAAATAACTTACACTGTTATCAACTCTCTTTTTACCTTTTGATGTTCTCATAAATGTTTGGATTGGCATTTTACTAATAGTTCCACTGCGTATACTTAAACATTTATAAACTGAACTTAAATTTAACGCTAAATTAGGAGTTATTTTTACACCACTATTAGTTTCACAATTCATTAAATTAATTAACCAGCTTTCTGGTGTACTTACATTGCTTGTGGTATTTACATTCATAACTTCATGTTTAAATAACTTCTCGAACACTTTTTCACCCCCTTTCTAGCTCTTTATTTTGCTTACAATAAGTCCTAATATTATTAGGACTATGCTTAAAGTTAAATACCCTACAAAAGTAGATACAAACTTAAACATAGTTATTATAAAAAGAAGTATTCCTCCAATTATTAGAATATCTTGTATATTATTTAAAATAAAACCACTAAATTTAATAAGAGTATCTTTAATAACGCTTTGCACTCCATCACCTCTTACATGCTATAATTTTCTTTGAATGCTTTGTTAGGATCAACATTATTTAATTGTGCTTGTTGTAATAAATAAACTGCTATAATAGTGCTTATTACCATATCTACTTTTCCAGTAGATTTCTTTTTATTTACATATTTATTTTTATTAGTATCTTCTGTACATCTAGCATTTTGAAAATTAATTTCATAAAGTCTGTTAGTAAAATACTTGAATGTTCTATGAAGAATGAATTCTAACAATAATTTAGTTGGAGCATGTAGAATACTGCTATGTTGTTTAACTTGTACCATTTCATAGCCTTTTGCCTCTAATTTTTGAGCTGTAGACATACAGTTATACACATCATATCCTATTTGTAATATAGTAACCTTAAATTGTTCTTCTATCTTCATAATAAAATCTTCAACATAAGAGTAATCAATAGCATCATCTCCACATTTAAAGCAAGTTTTTTCTTTGATCATTTTTTTATAATCTACACCTTCTTTATTTGACTTAGCTTCAACTTTATTAGAAGGAATGAAGGCCCAAACTTTAGCATATAAATAACCTTCATATTCCGTTACCATAGCAACTGAGGTATTATCATCAGTTTGAGATAAATCTAGTCCTATATATACACTTTTGCCTATCCAAAACTCTAAATTTTCAATTATTCTACACTCTTTGACTATATTTATATCAACATAACCTTCTGTTCCTAATCCCTTGTATTGAATATTGTTATGTTTGCATAAATAATTTTCTCTTTTATTTTCATATAATACAGCTGTAGTTCTTTTCTTTTTTATAGCCTCAAACACCCTTTCAGTAGAATAGGCTACTGGATTGGACTGATATATTACTAAATCATTTGTTTGCCACTTTTTTCTCAAATTATCATTAGGTTCATACAGTAAAGAAAAATATCTTTTATCATCTATCAACTCATCTAATGCCTTTTTAGCATAATCTATTTCATCTATCATTACATTGTTGTCATTAGGATATTGAGTACTGATTATAATTCCTAATTTATTTATTAATGTAATTTGTGAACTCCTCATTGCCTCAACAGGATAATCATCTAATGCTCCTGCTTCATCAGCTAAGAATATATTAGCAAGTTTACCATCCATACCATCATTGCTATATGCAAGTGGTACATATTCTGATTCTGTAATCTTACAACTAATTAGATCTCTATTTATCTTAAAATATTTAACTAATGCTGGACTTACTTTTATTATTTTTCTTACTGCTAATCTTAATTCAGATGAAAGTTTATAATCTGGTGCAACAGAAAAGAACCTCGAAAATTGAGGTTCTATTAACATACCGATTATAAATATTATTGCACTTACAAATGTCTTGAAATTCTTACGACTTATTTCAAGCAGTCCTGTTTCATAGTATCTACTATCATCTTTTTTGTACCGAGTGCATAAAATAGCAACTACAAAAAGCCATGCGTAATCTTCCATACCCTCATATATTGTAATCTTGCCACCCAAATCTGGATGAATCATAAGCTTTAATAACTTACATATCTTTTTATATGCCTTTTCATCAACATAAGCTTCATCATTATTATCATTAACTATGTCAGTCCAACTTTTAGCTTGTTTCTTTACATAAATACCAATATACTGGTTATCTTCTTCAATACACCAGCATGCATATTTGTAAGCTTTAGAATCCTTAATCATCTTTTAATGCTTTCAATAAAGGATCTTCTTGTTTTTCATTTGCCAAATAATTAATATTGGCAAATTTTGCTCTAGATTGTGGTGACATAGATAAATCATTACAGCATTTAGTAAATATATCGAAATATAATTTCTTTGAACTTTTAAAATCTTTATTAAATATTATGTTAGGTTTATCCTCTGCTAATCTATCTAAATATGTTAATTTATCTATTGCTATTGCTAATTGAGTTAATAAATAGCTATCTAAATTACTTAATATTCCGCTTTCTTTCATTTCATTTTTTATTGAATTAAATATAGAAAGCTGGTTTACATTTATATTTTGAGTAGGCTCTATTCTAGAATCATCACCTTTTAATTTTTCTTGATTTTCTTTTCTATTTTCTATTTCTTCTTTTGTTCTATGCCCTGCTACTAATTCTATTGGTTTTGTTTTGCTCAATTTTTATTCCTCCTTTCATCTCAAGTTTAAAAATTCCATTGTGGGAATTTTGTGTGAGTGAGGGTAGCCATGTTCTGATAGAAATTTTAGTTTTAGTTTTTTAAAAGGTGGGGGACTAAATTTTTTTAATTTTTTTAGCTCTCTCCTTGTATTTTCCTAATGTCATATCATTATTTTTAAAATCTTTAAGCATTTCTCTAAGCAATAATTGCGTTTCAAGCTTATCAATTAAATAAAGTCTGTGAACTTCTGGTATATGGATATAGTCACTTAATGGAATTAAATTATTATAATCTGTTGCTTTGCTTTCATCATCTAGTATCTCAACTATGTGATGTGTAACGTCTGCCTTTCTTATCTTTCCATCAACATACAATGACCATAAACACATATAGTTATAATCAGATAATACTATTCGTCTTATATTCCTATATTCTTTTGACTCATAGACTTTATTATCTGTTCTAGTTCTATCAGTCTTACGTTTGTTGTGTGGACACTTATGTGGCTTGTCTACTATTCCACAATATTTACATGTTGTTTTCAATTGTTTTAAGCTCCATTGCTTTTAATATATATCTTCCCATAACGTTCTCCATATCTTTCTTTATATCTTCTCCTTCAGTTTCTTTAGTTCCAAGCACTACTATTTCATCTATTATATCTGCTAATTCCCTAAAACAATCCCTCAATTTTATTAAATCTTTATTCATATATTAACATCTCCTTATGTTATAACTTTTGATTCAACTTCTTTCTCTTTAAGCTTAGTAAGTTTCTTATCATTCTCAACTTTGTTAGGATCTTCTTTCCAAGCTTTGTTCTTTCTATTAACTAACCAAAACTTTTGTGCTGCAAGTTCAGGACCTCTATATTTTTTTACACTTACAACTTCAATATGTTCTTTAGTTAATACAGTTTTACCATCATCAGCTAATACTTCCTCTTTGCATTTATTAGCAACTTCTTCATAATACTTATAGCCTTTACAAAGTTTAAGTAAAGATTTTTCTACTTCTTGATTAGCTTTATCTTTTCCCGTAGCAATTGCACCCTTAAGTGCTACGTTATTGCTCTTATATTTTCTATAAGTTGAATATCCAATTCCTAATTTTTCAGCAATATCTTTATCAGTATCTCCACCTTCAACCCATGATTCTATCTTGTCTAAGCTATTATTAATTAACTCTTCATAACTATCACTTCTCGCCATTTTATCTCCTCCTTATCATAGCACTTAGAAGTCAAGTTGCTATGCTATTAAAATACATTTCCCCAATTATTAATCTCATTATAAAAATTAATAAATCAATAGATAATAACGAATCGCTATTAACCATTGATTTTACTAAGTTTATGCATGTTTTTTTATTTTCTTATTAATAAGTAATAACATGGAGAATTACTGATACTAATTTTAAGATACATATAATAGTAGTAATTTTTTATACTTCACTCAAATGTGCACCATTTTATTTTTTACGCATTATATATCTTCATCAGCTATTTCTGCTGCATCCTCCTGCATCTTTTCTTTTATGCCAAGATATCTTTTAGTTTCTTCTATACTTTGATGATTTAGAGCTATTCTGACTTTTTCTAAATCTCTACCGGACCTTTCATAAATCCTTGTAGCGTATGTCTTTCGTGGGCTATGACCACTTATATGTTTTAATCCTACTTTTTTACCCACATCAGTAAGTATTGCACTATATGATTTAGGTTCAATTGGTTCAATTCCATTTTTAGATTTATTAGATGGAAATGCATATTCAGATCTCTTTTTTCCTTTAACATAATCTCTTAAGTATCTTTCTAAATTATTCTTAATGTAAACTTTTCTCTTATTAGGCTTCTTTCTATTAGGATACTCTTGAAGGTTACTAAGCCATTGTTTATATTGCTTTGATTCTTGGATTAGGAAGAAACCTTCTTCTATAGCATCTTTTATTTGTCCTATAGTCAATGAAACTAAATCTCCCATTCTATAGCCTGTCGCTCTTGCAAGTACAAATAACATTAAATTTCTATCTTCATACTTTTTGCTATATTCAATTAATTCTTCTTTAAACTGTTCATATTTATTTTCTGGTATTGGTGCTGCAGTACCCTTCTCCCAATTATGTTTTTTTACTTCTTCCATTTAGTTCACCTGCCTTAATGCTCCTTTCACTCTTTTATAATGTGCACTATCCATACAATCTTTTGCATTGTCAGTTTCTTTTTCTCTTTTTAAATTTTTACATCCACAATGAGCACATGATAAATAATTATTATTTTTAAGTGTTTCCTCAACTTGATCTGTTAACAAAACACTTGTTTTTCTACACCTTTTACATTGGTAAATCATATAAATACTTTTCATCTACTCACTCCTTGTCATATTAAAATAACCAGTAGGAAAATCCTGCTGGTTAAAAAATTTGAATTTCAGTAACTACTTAACATTATTAATTATTGTAATCCCTGCTACGCTAATTAGTCCTAAAAATTTTAACTATTTAATTTTTATATTATACATTTATCTTCATTGTTTAACCTTTTCGGTACATCCCACGGTATTGCAACTTTGATTTTCTTATCTATAACTATATCTCCATTTGACTTTGTTTTGTATATACTCCTATTTCTTCTAACAAAGTCTTTATCGCTCATAAATTTTTTATTTTCAAAATTTAAAACTTTTTTTACTTCCTTATTTCTTATTTTATTTGCTTCATGTGATATTTTAAATTTTTTTAGGTTTCTTTGTATACATTTTTTTACTGTTTCTGGCTTTTGTTTTAATATACTTGCAATTTTATTATAGCTATATCCCTTTAAATAATATTCCTTCACTTTTATTTTATCTAACATAGAATGTATACCCCCTAAATTTAAATATAGTTATCCCATACCAAAAAACGGGACATTTTTTTAATTTAAATAAGACATTTATTTTTCTTTTCGGTCTTATTACTTATTTATGTATTCATAATATCAAAAATGTCGTGCTTTGAGAACGACCAAAACACGACATTTAACACGACATTTTATTTGTTTTTTAATTTTTTTTCTATACGTTGTACTTGCCTTTCACTTATTCCAATTAAAGATGCTGTTTCCATTTGAGTATAATTTTTAACTAATCTTAAGTATTTCACCTTGTCTTTAGTTTTTTTTAATTTATTAACATATTCTTCATCCTTAACTTTATCTACAATAGATACATTCAATTCGTCTAAAATAGCTGATTTAGTCATTTTATCCCCTCCCTATTTTTCAATATAATTGATAACGTTCTTAATTACTAAATTAATACTTCCATCACCATTTCTTTGAACTTCAAATTTACTTGAATCACGGTATGCTTCTTCATTGATGTATAGATCAATTTGCTTGTCTATATTTAATCTAATTCTTTTTAGTTTCTTTTCTATATATTTAGAATCTACTACAATTTCTTCATCTAAGGCTTTCATTTTTAAATCTATAGTAAAACTTTCTTTTAAGTTATTATCATTTTCAAATAATTCTTTTGATAATTCCTCTAAATTTATAACATCATTATCTTTGAGTTTATCTTTAATTTTACTTCTAACCTTTTCAGCTAGAACTGCATCATTTACTATAGCCCTTCTTACGAAGTTTTCACTTGCTTGAATAAACTCTTTTGTCACATCCCTCTCATTTGTGACTATTGAAGAATGGAGACAATCTGATAAGAAATAATTAATTCCCAACTCGGTGTTTTCCTTAATCCTTCTTTTCTTATCTAAAACATAAAGGTTAAATAAATCTTGTTCTCTAAAAGGTTTTATAAAAGCGGCCTTTTCAATTTTTTGACCACTTCCAGGAAGTCCTGCTGTTTGTTGTACTATTCCTACCCCTATTTTTTCATCTATAAATTGAATTTCATGAGTAAAATTCTTTACATAGTCAAGTTTTAAAATTCCAATCATAGGCCCTTGATCTGTAATTATGGAAACTATTATTAAATCACATGAATCTATACTTTCATCCATTTGCATAATTGCAAACATTTGCTTTGCTAAGCTTTTAGATAATCCTATAAAATCATCATCTATTCCATTTAGATAACCTTTGGTAAATTCTTTTACCAAATTAGTTCCTTGATTGAATTTTGCATATTTAAGTTCATCATCTTTTAAGCACTTTTCTATATGCTTATATAAGAACTTGTACACTTCATCATTTAGTTCTAACATATATTCATTTAAAATTGGTTCTGCTGCATTTCTATCCAATACATGTATTACAGCTTCATTTATATTAATTTCATTTATATATTCCATTGTTTTTCCTCCTAAATTATTAGCCTACCAATCTTCTATATTCATTTTTAAGATTCTCTTGACTCAATTGCGCATAAATTTGAGTTGTAGTTGGAGTAGTATGTCCTAATATGCCTTGTACTCCTTCAATTCGCATTCCTTGATTTAACAATCTAGTTGCTTGAGTCCTTCTAAATTTATGTGCATGAACTCTTTCAGTTACATCTGTCCTATCTCTTATCTTTTTAATAATTAACTGTAGAGCTCTGGTTCCTATTGGTTGGTGTGGTGCTTTTTCTGATATAAACAAAGAGTTTGATTCTCCTTTTCTTGAACTTATATACTGCTGAATATGCAATTTAGCTTTAGTAGAAAAATAAACTATTCTTTGTGCATTTCCTTTTCCTGTTACCTTTATACTCTGTTCGGACCAGTTAATATCATCTATAGTAATATTATCTATTTCGCTGATTCTACAGGCTGTACTATCTAGCAATTCAAACAGTGCCTTTTCTCTTTCTGTTTTACAGGCTTCTCTTAATTTTTCTAAGTTTTCTGCCTTATATCCCTGTAAAATTACTCTAGGAACTTTAGTTTGCTTTAATTTAAAGGCAGGATTTTTTATTATATATTCTTCATTTTGCAACCATCCGAAAAAGTTCTTTAAATAAGTGATATATCCATTAATAGTACTTGCTTGCTTACCTTTTCCTAAGAGTGCTAAAAACATTCTTAAATCCATCGTCGAAATCGTGCTACATGGTTTAGTGAAATATTGATCTAACTTATTAAGAAACAATCTGTAATTATATAATGTCTTGCTGCTTAAACCTTCCAATCTTTTGCAAGCAAGATATAGTTGAGCTTTTTCTTCTATATCACTACAAACTAAATCTGTGCACTTAGTTTGTACTTCATAGTTATACAGAGTCTCATCTATAGTTCTCTTAACTTCTAGTTGTAGATCTAATTTCTGTTCTAAAAAAGGTAATAACAATGTTAATTTTCCCACTAGCTTTATGCTTACTTCTTCGTTTAGGTTGCTCATTCTTTCTTCCTCCCTGCTAAATTATCTTTAGATTTTAAAACATACTACATTGACCTTCTATTTCTTTTCTCTTAGCTTTACTTTCGCCTATCCACCATCTATAAATTTCTTTTCCAGTTTTCCATTGCGTTTCCATTCCTTTATTTTTTCTATATTCAAGCATATGATTAAATGCCATTATATAAAGTCTTTTATAATTAGGATATAAAGCTAATTCTTTTCTTTGGTTACTACTTAAAGGACACCCAATACAACCTATTCTGTCAAATCCTTGATCATATAACTTACAATAAGGAATATTATTTTGAATAATATAACTCCAAACTTCTATCTCTGACCAATCTACTATAGGTCTAACCATTATCTTGCCTTTATAAAAGTTAACCATTTGTTGTTCTCTTCTGTTTTTACTTTCTTCCCATCTAACTCCTGTAAAAACCGCATCTCCCTTTTCTCCTGTTCTTTCTTTAAGTTCATCACAACAATATCTAGCAACTCGTGTAGGTGGTAATGCTCTATTAGCTAATAAGCTCCACATAGTTTTTTGTTTCCCTTTTAATGGTCCACTTTTCCACTCATTATATTTTTTAAATTTTACTAATGGATAACCATTTTTCTCTGCCCAAATGTTAAACTCTCTAATAAAATAAATTAATTCTGGTGGATCTACACTTGTTGGTGAATATATTGGAATAAATTTAATTCCACTTTTTACAGCTAACATATAAATTACTATGCTGTCTTTTCCGCCACTAAATGCTAATATTGATGTTTTGTTAGGATCTCTATTTTGAAATTCTTTAAATCGCATTATTGATTTAGCTTCTAATGTAGTTGTGCACACTAAAGGCTGATAATCTTTTCTAGTTCTTACACCTAGAATTGATATATTGCTTTTTACCAATCCAATCACCCTATAAACTAAATTGCCTAGTTTATAAGGAAATGGTTATTTAGGCTTGCTTACTTATAGTAAGGAGTTCCTATCCTTACTGGAGAGTGCATTTTACGCTTTAACTCATAGCTTTTTACATAATTATTAAGTGGCTAACTTAATAATTACTATGCAACCTGGTATACCAGGATCTGATTGAATTGAATTGTAATTCTAAACATCTATAACTTTAGAATTGTTTCTGTTTTCAACTATTCCTAGAATTTTTACATTAGTCATAGTTCTTTGCTTATTTGCCCAAACATTAAAGTTCCATTCTGCAACTGCTTTATCAGCAACAGATATTTTCCTTTGTTGTTCTCTGTAGTATCCTTTTCTAGTTTCATAACTAAAAGTTATTACAAATTCCCCTATATAAATTTTGTTAGGAATTCTTTTTATTTCTTCCATATTCATACCTTCTTTATGAAATTGATTATTTATTGAGAATGAAGTTTTACAACTATAGCTGTAGCTTCATTCTCTATTTAGTTTTTCATCCTGACTTAGAATTACGTAGTAATTAATTTCTTTTTCTTCATTTCTCTTAGACATAATTTACAAGTTACATTTTCTTTATTTAAAGTTGCTTCTTGTCTTTGATAGCCACAAATAGTTCCTTTCCCTGTTCTATAATCTCTTGGTATTTTAGAATCGTGGTCTAAATCCAAATAATGAATTTTACCCAAATTAATTCCCCCTTCTTAATTATTCGCCTTATTTACACATTGTAAAATATTATCGTTCTAATAAACATATATTCGCACTACAACTCAAACAGTCTCCATTACTTCCACAATTTACACATTTATCCATGTCCTCCTCCATATCTTCAGTCGGTTTAATAACTATATATCCGTTTTGGTGAACTATTTTTAAAGCTTCTTTTAAATTCATTTTTCAATACTTCCTTTCTGTAATATCAATTTCGTTTTTCATTCTGTCCATCTTCATATCCACTTAAATACGCTTCTTCTAACAATTCCTTTTCTCTATCAGAAAGTTCAAATGACTTATCTTTTACTCTTCCCCATGAGATTACTGTTTTTAAATAGAGTTCTACCTTTTCATCAATTGTCATACCCACTCTCCTTCACCCATTCACGCAACTTGTCTAAATTTTAGTATTGTGTATTTTTAAATTCCTTTTAAATCATTTAAAAAACGTGCTAATAATTCAACTTCTGCCTTTAATACATAATATTCTGTTTCCCTTTTTGAACTTTTAAAGCCTTCAATACTGTTCTTTTCTTCAACATATTCAACAATACGTCTTTCTTTAAGTTCAAGTTTACCTTTATAAAATTTCAATAATTCTTCCATTGAAACCTCCAAAATTTATTTGTTCTGACTATCTACATGTTGTGAATTATATTTCCTCTATAATTTCCATTTCCTCAAACCCTATAAAAATAATATTGCTTTCATCTTTTCCTACTTCTGTCCACATTCCATCTTCATCACAACTTACAAATAAGCCTTTATACTCATTACCGTTTTTCATTTTTATTTTTACTTCTGACATACAATTTATATATTCTTCACCATCATTAATCATTAATGTATAAACTGGTTCTATTTTCATTACTGCTCTACCTCACTATCTTCTAATTCTTTTTTTATTATTTCTGCTAACATTGGCATAATATTTTTAGCAAAATACTTTGCTCCAGGAGAATAATCAACTACCGCGTCAAAAGCGTACCAAGGTTCACAATATAATTCAGATACAATTTCATTATCATATAATTCTCTTTGACAGCATTCTGCAGAATCATAATCTATTTCATTAACAATAGCCCATAGTTCCCTAGCCTGTTCTTTATTTAAGTCCCCTTCACGTCTATCGTCTATTATTTGCTTTTTCCATGACTCTTCAGTCTTATCTGCATAAAAATAATCTTCTTTTGACACTTTACCTAGAAAATAATAAGAATCCTCTGCAAGTTCCAAAATAAAGTGTTTAAAACTTTCTCTACCATGACATGGCCATGAATAGTTATAATCTCCAAAACTACTATGAGCCTGAAACAATCCTGTTGATTCATCTATTGTTATAAAAGCCCACTCACCGCGATTAAATCTAATATCATATTTTTCACATGTTGATTTTTTACATGTGTACTCTTTCATATTGCTTCACCCTTTCTGACAATCACGAATTACTATTTTCTTAGCCTTACTAGTAATACTAAACTTTTTTATTTTTAACTGTGACTTGATAATTATCTGTCTTAACTAACTTTAATTATCATCCCATCCTAATAATTGTTTTTCTAAACTCTCATAATCATATTCTCTAGCTTCAAAGTTATGAAATCCGTTAGCACCTAGTTCAATATTTGAAGGTTGCCAGTCATCTTTAATAGCAGTTAATAATGCTCCTACCTTATTTCTAATTTTCTTCATTGATTTTATTATTTCTAATTTTTCAACAACAACAACAGATGTTACATTATTTTGTTTACAATATTTTTTAATAAATCCTATATCTTTATTATCAAAATTATTTTTAAGAATCTTGTCTAAATCTTTTAGTTGTTGTTCTAACTCTGTTTCTAGTTCTGTTTCTAACTCTGTTTCTGTCTCTGGTGGATAAATGTCGGACATTTGTCCATTAGTCAATAATTTCTTTTTTTCTTCTTCTATTCTTCTTCTATATTCTCTTTTTCTATCTCCTTCCGAACTGCTTTGACCAATAAAATTTTGAATATCCAACATAAATATTGCGCCATTATCCAGTATTTCTATTAATCCCATTTCTCTAAAAATTACTAAGGATTTCTCTACTGTTGAGACACTATGATTAGTAACTGTTGCAATCATTTTGGGATTATATGGAATGTGGTCCTTAAACATTAACTTTCCATTATTCTTTAAAGACTTTAAATATAATTTCATTAGGATATCTGAAAATAGATATCCTTCATCTAAATTTTGAAGTATCTTAATATCTTCTGACTCAAAAAAGTCCTCCTTAATTTTTAAATAATAATATTTTTTACAATCGCTCATACATTTCACCCACATTCTGTGCTATAATGATATTGAATTATTTTTCAAATTTATTCCTACCAAGTCAGCTCTGCAAAGCTCCTTGGTATTTTTTTTATAATTTCTAACTTTCATTCTTAAAAACTCGCCTTTAACTCCACACATTTCTCCTATTTCATCCCATGTATGCTCTAATTTAAGAAATTCTATTACTTTAACTGAACTATCATCCAATTTAAAATTAGAATTTTTAATATATTTTCTTTTAGGTCTTATTCCCATTATTCCTAAAGCAGCATCTAAACTTTTGTCTCCAACTACAGCTAGATATAATGCAAACCAGTTTTCATTCATTATCTTTTTTCCTCCTTGCTTGAGTATTTTTCCTTTACGATTTTTAAAGCTTCTTCTATACTGTATCTTTCATCTTGAACTAACATCTCCACTTCTTTTACTTGCTCTACATAATCTGCTAATCTACCCATTACTGCCTCCTATTCTTAAATTAACAATTGTACATATCTTGCATATTTCTATAAATTTATTTGGTGATGTAGTTTTCCCAAAACTTACTCGATTAAACTTTATATCATCAAATGTATCTTTAAGAATGTTTATAAACAATTCTTCTCCAACCTTTGTTTTAAGTTCTTTTAAGAATTCATACACCATTTTTAAGTTACCTCCCAGCTTTATCAATTATTTTTGCTAAACATTTTGGACAAATACTTACATTTGTATCTGGTATAACAACTAAATTATCAATTTCCTGGCAGATAAAACATCCTGGGGTATACTTTTTTAAAATTATGTTATCTCCTTCCACATAAATTTCTAGTGCATCCTTTTCAGCAATATTTAAGTTCCTTCTTAATTCCATTGGTATTACTAACCTTCCTAACTCGTCCACTTTTCTGACAATTCCTGTTGATTTCATTTTAATATCTCCTCCTTACATTCTCATTTGAGCATTACAACCTCTAATCATAAAAGATACTTCCTTGCTTGGACACCAATTTATGATAGCTTGTTTTCCTGTTTCAAAATCTTTTACTAATGTATTCTTATATGAATTAACTTCAAGTTTTCTTTTATAATCTCTCCAAAAACTACTGAATACTTTCTTATTAAGTTCTTTATATGCTGGTGCATCTGTTCCACCTAATATTGCAACTACTTTTTTAGTTCCAAGAGTTCTTAATTCCTCTTGTTGTGAATAATCTATTGTTGTATTATTTTCTAATTTAGTGATTCTACTATCTAATTCAACTGTTCTTTCATCAATTGTAAATATTGCCTGTAGTTCTTTTGACATTTTAGGCATTTGGTATGATCCTGTTTTTCTTATAGAAGGTATTACATCAACTGCTAACCACTTTTGAAAATCATAAGCAGTTTTATTATTCGCTTTCATTGCTAGCATATAGAATAAGCTTTCTGGAATAAAATCGTCTTTCTCCACTTGTGGGGAAAAGCCTAAGTCAGTGATAAAACTATTAATTCTTTCCCATTTAGGATATTTCTTGGCACTTTTAATTTGATACCAACCAAACCCTATAGCAGTATCTTCTGCATTAATTGAAATACTTCCATCATCATTTTGAATTGTCCTAACTCGGAATTTTAATTCTGTATCTCTAAATAATTTTGTTTTATCTCCAATTTGAGATACTTCTAAAACTTTTTTATCCATATATTCTCCTCCTTAAATTAACTTGTTATTTACTTTCTACTACTCTTAAGCTGAAAATTACTAGATGTAATTACTTTTGAGTTTTAGATGTGCTTGTCCTTTAATTTGTTATATTAAGATAAATCCAATTCTTTAACATCATCTAAATTTGATAAATCAAAGCCTTCATACTTTGTTAAGAATTCTTCTAATGCTGATTTCCTAATTTTATAACTGCCTAATTTTAAACATTTCAAATATCTCTTTTTAATCAATGAATAAACATAATCAGTATTAGTTTTTAATATCTTAGATGCTTCTTTTACTGTATAAAGCATTTCTGACATTCAAATCACCCCTTATTATTGCACTATGCAATATTTGAACTAAAAAAATATTTACCAAATTGCATAGTATCTATTTTAAGTAAATCTGCTAATAAATCTGCTTCTTTTAAATACATAGGTCTTATATTATTTATTTTCTGACTTACAGTTGATGGAGCAATTCCTAAAACTTCTGCAACATCTTTTTGATTAAATCCAAGTTCTATCATTCGAGCTTTTATTTTTAAAGTATTAACCATTCGACACTCACCCCCCTTTTTGCACTACGCAATTTCTATATTTTTATAATATCACTATAAAATTTCCATGTCAATAGCGTTATGCAATTTTTTTTTAATATTTCGCGCTTTAATATTGCAGTATGCAATATTTTGCTATATAATGTATTTAAAGAGGAGGCTAAAAAATGAAAAAAGAAATTGAACAAAGTGATTTAACTTTATTAGAAATTGGAAATAGAATTCAAGAAAGAAGAAAAGAACTCAAATTAACACTTCAAGAAGTTGGTGATATTGTAGGAGTAGCTAGTTCAACTATACAAAGATATGAAAAAGGCTTAATAGCAAAAATGAAATTACCTGTTATAGAATCTATTGCAAAAGCAATTAATGTTAATCCAGTATGGTTAATACGAAAAGATGCAAAAAAAGAAACTGAACTAGCAGATTTTGAATTTATAAATAAAATTAATACAGAAAAAGTGAAAAATACATTAACATTTAATAATAAAGAATGTTTTGATAAAAAAAATATTTTTATTCAATACTTTGATAAATTAAATGCTATTGGTCAAGATGAAGCTATTAAAAGAGTAGCTGAACTTACTGAAATAAGTAAATATATCGAAAATAAAGAATATACTTTAGCTGCACATGATGATAATTTAGATTCTGAAACTGCTAAAAGAAATTTAAATAAAGCAAAAGAAATTTTTAAACAAATGGACGAGGAAGAGTAATCCTGGGAGATGATTACATGACAAAATATGAAAAATTATTAGTTAAAGCTGAAAAACTTGGTATAAGAGTTAAAGAAATAGATTTTGAGACTTATGAGGAATGTGGATATTATCACAATAATAAGATTCTAATAAATTCAAAATTAACTGAAAAACAAAAACATAGTGTTTTGGCTGAAGAATTAGGTCACCATGTTAAAACTTATGGTGATATTACAGAACAATCTAAATTAAAAAACAGAAAACAAGAATTAATCGCCCGTAGGGAAGGTTATAAATTTATATTAAATCCATTAGATTTAGTTTATGCTTACTCTCACGGATGTAAAAATAGTGCTGAAATCGCTGAATTTTATGACATTACTGAAAAACAATTAAATGATATTATTTTAGATTTTAAGAATAAATATGGTCTAGGAAAAAAATTTGATAAATATTTTGTTAGATTTGAACCTAGTTTTGGTTTTTATGAAATATTTGATGATAAATATTTAATTTAAAAAATATTTTTTATGAAAGGAGCAATAAATATGGCGTCTATAAATACTCGTAAACGTGGAGAAAAATGGCAATATCAATTTGAAGCAGCTACTATTGATGGAAAAAGAAAACAAATAACTAAAAGTGGTTTTAGAACTAAAAAAGAAGCTTTAGAAGCTGGTACAAAAGCTTTAGCTGAATATAATAATTGTGGATTAACATTTACTCCATCCGAAATATCATTTAATGATTATTTAGATTATTGGATTAAAGAATATGCTCAAGTAAATTTAAAAGAAACAACAGTAGATAATTATAACAAAAAAATAAAACTATATATTAAGCCTAAACTTGGTATTTATAAATTGAAATCATTAACTCCTGCTATTCTTCAATCATTTATAAATGAAAAATTCAACGAAGGCTTTAGCAGAAATACATTGCTTGTACTAAAGGGAATATTAAGCGGATCTCTTAATTATGCTGTTGAGCCACTAGGTTATATTAAATTTAGTCCTATGGCAGCTGTAAGATTGCCACTTAAAAGAGCAATACCTAATACACCAACACGTAAAAAAGAAAAATATATAATTTCTGAAGAACAAATGAAAAAAATATTTGAGAGATTTCCTTTTGAGCATTCATCTTATTTGCCACTACAGCTTGCATATAGATGTGGCTTAAGACTAGGAGAAGCATTTGCGATAACGTGGGAAGATGTTGACTTTGAGAATGGAAAGCTAGATATAAATAAGCAAGTTCAGTATAAAAATAAGTATTGGTATTTTAGTCCGCCTAAATATGATAGCTACAGAATAATAGATCTTGATAATACTATTATTGATATTCTAAAAAAATATAAACAACAGCAAAGAAAAGACAAAATTTATTATGGTGAACTTTATACAGAATTAAAAATTAATGATAAAAAGCAAATCAATGAATTTGATGGTACTGAAATACATTTAATCAACATAAGAGAGAATGGAACTTACATTCAACCTCGTGTAATGCAACATTGCTTTCATATAATTCATCATAAATTAGGAATTAAAGAACTTGACTATCATAGTTTAAGGCATACTCACGCTACTATGCTTTTAAGTTCTGGGGCAAATATAAAAGCGGTACAAGAAAGATTAGGGCACAAAAAATTAGACATGACATTAGATGTGTATGCTCATGTTACAGATGAAATGAAAAAAAAGACTTTAGAGATATTAAATAAAAAGAGTAACTAAGCAATATAAAATTTGAAAATACGGAGATGGTAAATAATGAGTATTATCCCAATAAAAAATGAACGACTTTATAGAATTTGGTATGCAATGCATAGAAGATGCGAATCTAAAAATTATATAGAATATAAGCATTATGGCAAAAGAGGAATATCTGTGTGCAAAGAATGGGAAAGTTTTATTCCGTTTTGTTTTTGGGCATTATCGCATGGTTATAAAGAAACCCTTACACTTAATAGAATAAATATAAATGGTAATTATGAGCCATCTAATTGTAGATGGGCTACATTTCAAATGCAAGCTAACAATCAAACTACAAGTAGAAGGTTAACTTATAACAATGAAACTAATACTATTGCTGAATGGGGAAGAAAATTAAATATAGATAGGCACTTAATTTCAAAAAGGTTATCAAGAGGATGGAGTATTGAAAAGGCGTTAACACCCCCTAATAAAAAAACTGTCAACCAAAAGTAA